ACTTGAAATAGTATGCAAAGATTATACTGTAAAAAATGAAGACGCTTATTTGTTTCACGCAATCGAGATGTCTACAAAAGAAGTAATTAAATCAGATACTTACAGGGGTGTAGGTTCAAATCCATTTATATGTTTTCGTTGGTCTAAATGTAGTGGAGAAGTTTATGGGCGTGGCCCTTTAATCAACGCCCTTAGTGCAATTAAAACCACTAATCTCACTATTGAGTTAATCCTTGAGAATGCACAAATGGCAATCTCAGGCATTTATCAAATGGATGATGATGGTGTTATTAACCCAGATACTATTAATCTTGTTCCCGGAACGGTCATACCGAAAGCCCCGAACTCTATGGGTTTGCAGCCCATTAAAGCTGCTGGCTCTTTTGATGTTGCTAATCTTGTTTTATCTGATATGCGCTTAAACATTAAACGAGCTTTGTACAATGACATGCTTGGTAATCCTGACAGAACCCCTGCTAGTGCAACAGAAGTTACAGAGCGTATGGCAGATTTGTCACGCCGTATTGGTTCTGCTTTTGGAAGATTACAGGCTGAGTTGGTACAACCTGTACTACAGCGCGTAGTTTACATACTTAAAAAACAAGGACGCATTGAACTTCCTACTATTAATGGCAGAGAAGTTAAGGTTCGTTCTGTATCACCACTTGCACAGGCTCAAGCAAACCAAGACATTTCCTCCGTTGCACGTTTCCTAGAGCTTGTGCAGGGAAGATTTGGGCCTGAGTTAACTAACATACTTATTAACTCTGAAGAAACTGCGGCATATCTCGCTAACAAGTTTGGTGTTCCTGACAACTTAGTGCGAGATTTAGAAGAGAGAAAGCAGCTTGTAGCTATGGCACAGCAGATGGCACAGCAGCAACAACAGCAGCAAATGATGGGACAAGCCCCACCACAGGAGTAATGATTGGCGAAAAACAATAATGCCTTTATAGGTGTTGACGGATTTCATCGTAATCAGAGTGAAGACGCAAAAATAAGCATAAACACAGCAGCATTATTTGGAACTGAACTTGGTCAAGAGGTTCTTAAATATTTGCGTTCCATAACAATAGAGTTAGTCAATGGCCCAGCAGTAACTGATGGTGAGCTAAGACATGTAGAAGGCCAAAGATATTTAATTGGCCTAATAGAAACTCGTATCAAACATGCACACAAGGTGAAAAACAATGTCTGAAGAACAGCAAGCTGAAACTCCAGCAGAATCCGAAGTAGTTACCGAAGGTGGCGATCCTTTACTTGCAGATGCTGCTCCTAGTGAGCGTCCTGATTGGTTGCCAGAAAAGTTTGCAACGCCAGAAGCTATGGTTGAGTCCTACTCAAACCTTGAGTCAAAGCTAGGTAACAATGAGGAGAGCGTAAAAGCAAACCTTATAGAAGAGCTTGAGAAAGAGGCTTATGCTAATCGCCCTAACGAAGTAGGTGATTATGTGTTGCCAGAAGTTATAGATGAATCTCAGGCAGCAGAAAATCCTTTACTTAGTTGGTGGGCTAATCACGCATTTGAAAATGGATTTAGCCAAGATGAGTTTGCTGAAGGTATCAATATGTATGCAGAGGCTGTAGGCTCTGATGGGCCTGATTATGATACAGAAGTAGCAAGGCTTGGAGACAACTCCGCTGCAAGAACAGAAGCTGTAGGATTGTTTGCAGAGCGATTCTTCTCTAAGGCTGAGTTGCCAGCTATAGAACGGATGTGTGAAACAGCAGATGGCGTTATGGCTATTGAGCGTATCATGGAAAGCATGAAGCAGTCAGGGCCAGCAAGCACATCTCAACCTGTTGCACAAGTAAACGAAGCAGAACTAAAGTCTATGATGCTTGACCCTAGATGGCACGATCCATCTAAACGTGATCCAGCTTTTGTTAAAAAAGTAGAAGATGGGTTTAAGACTCTTTATGGATAAGGAGCTTATGCGTATTGGTAGGCTTTCGTTAGTTAATAGTGTGCCAGAACATGCTGAAAGAATCTGTGACTATCTAAGGTTTAATGACCGCAGAGAGTGTATGATATATGGCGCAACACCACTAGAGGCTCTTACTGAGCCTTTAGTTATTAGTGGGGCAAAAACATTTACATTAAAATTGGACAATGAGCCTATCGCTATGACAGGCAATGTGCCGATTGAAGATGGCTGTGGGCGTATATGGATGCTTGGCACTGGTGCTATTAATAATAACTTTCGTCCATTTCTAAGGGGATGCCGAGGTGTAATTAATTTGTTGCAAGAAGGTTATTATTCATTGGAAAATTATGTTCCTGTAGATCACCATGAGACAATAATGTGGCTTGCTTGGTGCGGATTCACTTTTGATGATGAGACTCATGAGGTGTGTGGTCATAAGATGATGCGTTTTGTGCGTTGCATTAATGAAAAAAATAATGTCTATTATCTTGATAAACGGCCTGTAATACACTGAGCGACCCGCAAGGACAATTGCTATGATGCTGTTAAGCAGATAACCGCAGAGAATGTAACTCAACAACCTTAAAGAGAAGGACTGTAAAATGGCGAATACAATTGACACCGCCTTTATCAAACAGTTTGAATCAGAGGTTCACATGGCTTATCAGCGCATGGGTTCTAAATTGCGGAACACTGTACGCACAGTAAGCAATGTGGCTGGATCAGTAGTACGATTTCAAAAAATCGGTGCTGGCTCTGCTTCAACTAAATCACGCAACGGTATGGTAACTCCTATGGAGTTGGCGCATACAACCGTAGAAGCAACAATGTCTGACTTCTATGCTGCCGAGTATATCGACAAGCTAGACGAACTGAAGACAAACATTGATGAGCGTCAAGCTGTAGCTAAGTCTGCTGCTGCTGCTCTAGGTCGTAAGACTGATGAAATCCTTATTACAGCAATGGACGCTGGTGCTAACTCAACACAGATTAGCGCAACTGGTGCAGCCGTTACTAAGGCAAATCTTCTGACTGTCTTTGAGACTTTTGGTTCTGCTAACATCCCAGAAGATGGTGGACGCTACATTGCAATGCATCCAGCAGGTTATGCTGACTTGTTTGCAATTACAGAGTTTGCATCTTCAGACTTTGTTGGTGAGCAAAATCTACCATTCGCTGGTGGAATGACCATGAAAGAATTTCTTGGCTTCAAGATTTTCTCTACATCTGCTGTAACTGGTGGCAAAAACATGTGCTACCACACATCTGCTGTAGGGCTTGGCATTACTGCTGATGTTTCAACTGAGCTAAACTACGTTCCTGAGAAGGTAGCGCACCTAGCGACATCAATGATGTCTATGGGTTCTGCTGTCATCGATGACAACGGCGTTTACGAACTGCTAGATAATAACTAGGAAGGGGATTAGAAATGGCATACGCAGCATCTGGTCTTACTCGTCTTGCAGGGGCATCAAATGGCAACTTGTGGTTCTATACTACCGCAGATGCTATCGCCGCTGTAAACTCAGAAGGTTATTTTAATAGCGCAGCAAACATGCTTAATGTTCGTGATGTTATTATGGTAGCTGATACAAACACACCGACAACAAGTTTTGTTAGTGTGCTTTCAAATACTGGTTCTGTTGTAGATGTATCTGATGGTACAGCTATAGCTGAAACAGACTCAGACTAAAGGAGTAGGGGAGGTCAAGTTCACCCACTTACCTCCCCTAACCACACATGGCATTAGTTAGTACCACCGCTGATTCAGCAATCGATATATCAAGTCGCGCTTTAATCCTTATTGGCGCAAACCCGATTACTTCATTTGAAGAGTCAAGCACTGAAGCTTTGGTGGCTGTTAATATGTACGAGGATGTAGCAAGGGCTGCTTTAGTTAACTCTCGCTGGCGATTTGCTACTAATCAATCTGTATTAAATCTTTTAACTGACAAGCCAACTGGTAGATATACCAACGCTTATCAGCTTCCTAATGATTGCTTAATGGTTCATGCAATTACATCAGGCACATTACAAATTGAATATCAAATATATGGCTCAAAGATATTTTCAGATACATCAGATACTGATGTAATCATTGCAGATTATTCTTTTAGAGCAAATGAAGAGACTTGGCCTTCTTATTTTACTTTAGCTGTTGAGTATTCATTAGCTGTGGTTTTTGCAACATCTATTGCTAGAGATGCAACGCTTGCTAGTTTAATGCAAGGGCAAGCAACGCAAGCAATGGCAAAGGCTCGTAGCTTAGACTCGCAGCAACAAACCGCAAGGAAGCTTGTGACATCGAGGTTCCGTACTGAAAGGCTTAGTTAATGCCTAGAATCCGTGTGCCGTTAGCAAACTTTCAGTTTGGTGAAGTAAGCCCTTCTTTAACATCAAGAACTGACACTAAGATATATAATGCCGCAGCAAAGAAAGTAGAAAACTTTTTCTTGCGGAATGAGGGTGGTTTACTAAGACGTTTTGGTACTGAGCGTATTCATGAGTTTGATACAACTGTAGACCCGACAACATGCACAATTACAGTTAGCGATTATGCTAACATTGCTACTGGTTCTACTATTGTTTTAAATACAGGTGACACTGAAATAACTCTTGAGTTTGAGGCAGCAGGTGCATCAAGTCCATCAAGCGCATCTGGCAACACTCATTTTGTTCGCGCAAATCAAGACAATAATACAACGGCTGATAATATATTTACTGCATTAAACGCTGTATCAGGCTTTACTGTAGCTAATCCCGCTGCCGCTGTAGTCACAGTTAAAAGAGACAACTATAACTCTGTTGATAATTTAACTGTAACTTCATCTGACACAACTAGGCTTACTGCAACTAATTTTACTGGTGGCACAAAAAGGCAGCATAGATTAGTTCCATTTATATTTTCTGATGATGAGCGATACATAATATCTCTTGAAGACGCTAAGATTAGAGTATTTCAGATTAGCCCTACTACTGGCGCAGTATCTTTAATACAAACAATTACTGCTGACACTAGCTCTGCGGCTCTGCCTTTTAGCGATGACATACTAGAAGAGCTTACCTATGCTCAGTCTGGTGATATTATGTTTATTGCTCACCAAACTTTTATGGTTAGGCAATTAGTAAGAACAGGACTAACCACCTTTGAAGTTAGCACTTTTAACTTTGACACAAGAATAGATCAATTTGGAATTAATCAGCCTTACTATTCTTTTCATCCTACTGATGTAACTCTTGATGTTAACGCTACATCTGGTACAGGTGCAACACTTACAACAAGCGCAGCATATTTTAATGCTGCTCATGTAGGTACAAGACTTCGTTATCATAAAAGTGAGATATTAATTACTGCTGTAGCATCATCTACATCTGCTACAGGCAACATAATTAATTCTTTAACTGCTAGACTTGCGGCAGATGCAATAGAAACTACTGATGGGGTTGCTGATGTAGAGGTTACATTTGCTCTTCATGGTTTAAAAGTTAACGATTCTATTACAATAAGTAATGCTGGTGCAGTTGGCGGTATTGCTGCTAATCAAATTAACGGCACAAGAGCAATACAAGAAGTAATTGATGAAAATGTTTTTGTAGTTACTTGTGGCGCAAATGCAAACGCATCTTCTGTAGGCGGTGGTAGCATTAAAATAACTACGCATGCGCCAACAACTCAATGGGAAGAGCAGTCTTATAGTTCTTATAGAGGATTCCCTGCTGCTGTAGCATTTCACGAAAACAGACTTTGGTTTGCTGGCACAATAGCGCAGCCAGATGGAATATGGGCAAGCCAATCTGCATCTTACTTTAATTTTGATGTAGGCGATGGTGCTGATAATGATGCTCTTGATTTGACTGCTAGTATTGGTGAGATAAATACTATACGTCACATTGTATCTAATCGTGACTTGCAAATATTTAGTAGCACTAGTGAGTTTTACATACCTGCATTTACTGACAAACCAATTACGCCTACTAATGCACAAATTAAAAGGCAAACTCCTTATGGCTCTAACTTTGTAAAGCCGCAACCATTTGATGGAGCAACTTTGTTTGTGCAAAAAACAGGATCGGTTGTTAGAGAATATATATACTCAGATGCTGAAGGAGCTTATGTATCTACAGGCATAAGCACACTTTCACCGCATTTAATTACTGATCCAGTTCAAATGGGTATTCTTAGTGGCGCAATAAATAGACCAGAATCTTATGCATTTCTTGTAAATAGGAATGGTAAGATGGCAATCTTTACATCTAATAGATCAGAAGAACGTGCTGGCTGGTCAGAGTTTACAACACAAGGCAAGTTTCATTCTGTGTGTGTAATTGATGATCGCGTGTTCTTTGTAATGCAACATGACAAAGGCGGTGATACTGAGAAGTTTATTCTTTCTGAAATGGACAGTGAATACAATTTAGATTTTTCAGATAAGTTTACAGGCACTGCTGGCGTGTTTGGAGTGTCTAGTCACTTTGCAAATGGTGCTTTAGTAGATGTAGTAAACGGCACAGATTACCTCGGCTCGTTTACAGTAGCTGGCGGGAATGTAGATGTGTCAGCAGTTCAAGAAATAACATCTGCCGAGATTGGCTACTCATTCAACGTAGAGGCAGAGACACTACCTGTGGATGCCCAAGTAGTCGGAGGGCCACTCACAGGGCAACCTAGAGCGATTAACAGGGTAATATTAGACTTAAACTCCACGTTATCCGTTTCAGTCAATGGTACTGCCCTTGTTATTAGGCAGGTAAACAGTAATTTTAGTACAGCTAGAGTGCCTGTTACTGGCAAAGAAGAGTTTAGATTGCTTGGTTACAGCACTGATCCGACAGTTAAGATTACACAAATATCGCCATTAGCATTACAGATTAATGGTTTAGTAGCAGAGGTAGCATTCTAATGTTTCAGTATCTAGGAGCAGCATTATCAGCAGTATCTTCTATTCAAGAAGGTAGAGCCAAAGCCAATGAGGCTGCATATGATAGGTATCAAATGCAGTTAAATGCAAGGCAAACTAAGATTGAAGCATTTCAAAAATCTAACGCAAGACTGCGTGACTTTCAACAAGCAGAATCTAACAACCTTGCATACTTTGCTTTTCTTAATCGTGATCCCAGCGACAGGTCTTTAAGAAACTTTATGACAGCACAAGAAGATATAGCTACTAAAGATGCGGCTCAGATAACTTCTAGTGGTGTAATGAAAGCATCACAGCAAATACAAGAAGCTAACATGGCTCAAGCTAGAGGCAGAAACGCATTGATGGCTGGGTATCTTGGGGCTGGTAGTGCTATTGTTGGTGGCTTTTATAGAAGTCAACAAACTAAAATATAGGAGATTAAGTTGGCTGTAATTAAACAACAAAGAACAACCTTTGCTTCTCCTATTGGTGTTGTTAGGGCAAACACTGGCGCGGGTGATGTGTTCCGTGGGGTCAACAAAATTGCTGACCAGATGATTGAAAACTCTTTTCAAGATGCAAAAGCTAAAGCACTTGAAGCTGGAAAAGATTTAGCAATGTCTGAAGATTTAGGGTCTTTGCGGTCTATAAATCCAGAAACAAATTTGCCAGAAATGAGCCTTATGGGTTCAATAAAAGCTCCAGATAGATTTGGTTCTGTCGCCCAGAAAGCTTACAAAGTTGCAATAGAAGCTCGTTATGTTAATCAAATCGAGCAAGATTTTAAAGCTCAAGCTAAATTACTTTACGCAAGACACAAAGATAGCCCAGAAGGATTACAGCTTTTTAAAGATGGCTTTGGTTTGTTTATTGATGAATCTGTGCAGCATGTAGACCCTAGATTTAAAGGCGTTGTTCAAAGTGTTGGGGCTAGTTTGCTTGCTTCTAATACAGTTAATTTTATGGAAAAACAAATTGTTAGGGAAAGAGACGAAACTGTTGGTGATTGGCAAAATGAGTTTACAAGCGCAGTTAGTGGCTTGCAAATTTTGTGGAGTACCAATGACGCTAACTCACAAGAAGCTGCTTTACTTGAGCAAAGAAGATTGCTTGCACGAAACTTTGCAATGAAAGCTTCTGGTATGTACGGAGAAAATGCAGAAACAATTTCTACTGGTTATATTAATCAGCTTTTAAAAACCAGAGTGTCTGGAACAATTAGTAGAATGGCTGTAGCAGTTGGGGCAAATCCAGAGCTTACATCAATTACTTTAAACGAAGTTAGGTCTGTAATACAAAACAATGGCATTGGCTTAGATGAACTTCCAGAAGAATTACAGTCTATTGCATCAGAGCTTATCAATATGGAAGTAGCTACTGATTTTCAAACAAAAGAAGATGGAACTGTTGACGCAATAGCATTTGGAAAAAGATTTGCAGAAATAAAAGACAGTGCTTTATCTGAATTATCAGACGCGCAAAGCAGGTTAAATACGCGAGAAGTAAATGAAAAATCTTTAGAAACAGAGAAAGACAGGGAAGATAGAGAAGACGCTTTGCTTGACAAGCAAGAAAATGAAAATGGAATTTTATCTGACCGCACAAAAACAGTAGCTAATATAGATGCTCTTCTTGCTTCTAGTGATTTGCCTACTGCTTTAAATGAATTTTATAATTTTAAAGACAGAATGGATGCTCTAACTAAACCCACAGATGGATCAGCAATAAAATCTACTGTTACTAATGAGGCTATTCGGAGAACAAGGCAGCATCTTTTCCAAGGTTTAGTTATAGCGGTAGGCTCTAATTTAAACACAAAACAATATCAAGAATTTGAAAGTTATATAACAACAAATCGTGGAACAGGAAATCCTACGCCAGAAAGTAAAGTAATTGCTGATGCAATACTTGATAATAAAGATGCCGCTGTTGATTCAAGGCAATTAGCAAGAGATTTAAGAGCTATTGTTACTCAAAAATTAGCAGTTGATGTAAAAAATAATCAAACTACATCTTTTAATACTGCTTTTACTGAGCTTACATCAGGTCAATCTATAGCTGGAAATAAACAACAGGGCAAAGTAATGGATAAAGTTGTAGCTGGAGAAGACCCTAAATTTTTCTTAAGAGAATCTTCTTTTGGTAGCAGAAATGAATGGGGTGCAAAAGTAATAAACCTTAATAAACTGCCCCTTGCTCTTGAACAAAATTTAAAATCTTTTGTTTCTGGCACAAAATTTGGAGAAACGCAGCAAAGACAATTTCTGCAATACTATGATATGTTTAGTCGTGTTCCGTCTAGGGATGGAAGTGCTGGCGTTGTAAACATGTGGGATGGTGTTCTTACAGCAAAAGAACAGGGATTACTTGAGGCTACATTGCAAATCTCTTCTATAGAAGGAAGTGATCTTGTGCCTGAGATTATGGATAATATTAGAAATGTGCGTAATAATCCTGACGCATACAGAGATCAAATTAAAAACATGTTTCCAGAAGGGGTTGATGAATTTTTAACAACTCTAACAACAGACAGTTATTTTTTTAAAGCCGATGTTGCTAACCCAAATGTCACTAGAGAACTTAGAGGGTATATAGAATATCAAATCGCGTCTTTAATAAGCAGAGATGATATTGAAGATAATATAGTAAATTTTGTTTCAACGCATTATAAACCAACAGAAGGTTTAGTTATTGATACTACCAGTGGTATTGTAAATAAATCTCGTCAGTCACTACAAGTTGCATTTCCTGACGCAAAAGACAGAGCTACTATTGTTGAGTTTATGAATCAAAAGATTTTTGAAAACTTTGGCATGACTCAAAAATTATTTAAAGCAGATATAGATGTTTCAGCATTTGGAGAAATGGATTCTGTTTCTGGTTACAGAGAAGTTCAAACAGGCGCAACTATGCCAAATGTTTTTGATAGGAACAAATTATTTCTTATGCCCTTGCAAGGTGCTGGGAACTTTACAGCTAGCTCTGACAACTCACGATATATAGTTATGGAAAAAACTGTTAATGGCGGTTACAGGCCATTTATGCCTACTCCTCCTGTAGATACAGAGGGAGATGATTCTGTAACAATGATGCCTACAATGGTTCAGTTTAGCATTAATCAGATGAGGCAGGCAGTAATGTCTACCAAACCAAAAACAAAAACAAATGCAGCAACAGAAGAACAAAAAATATTAAAAGAACGGCAAATGAAAGCTGGGAATCTTTATCCAGATGGCGTTTCTTTGTTTGGAACAACTATAGCTTCAGAAGCATTTAATAGATGAGTATTTATAACAACGCTGGAAACATTCGTGCTGGTCAAGGCTATGCTGGTGAAACAGATGAGTTTTACTATGATGCTAATGGTGAGCCATATGTAATATTTGACTCTCCAGAGATGGGTTTAAGAGCCTTGTTTGTTGATCTTAGGTCAAAGCTAAATGAGTTTGATGGTAACATTGCTCAGATGATTACTAAGTACGCGCCGCCATCAGACAACAACCCTACAGATAACTACATTAAATTTATTCAAGATAAAGTTGGCAGTGACAAAGCTGCAATAGATGATCTGCCTAAAATTGTTTCTGGTGTTATTGAATTTGAAAACACGCCAGAAACAGCAAGCTATTATTTAAAACCACAGTTATTGCAAACAGCTTTTAAACTTTCCGCTGTTAGCATGCCGCAATCAACTAGGCTTTCTCAAGCTTATGATCTTGCTGGCATATCAAAGCCAGTTAAATCACCATTAAACGAGTTATCTAATCAAGAGCTTGTAAGTGTAGCTCAAGAAAAAATTGATAAGTTTGATGTGCCTGATGCTCCAGAGCCTCAACCGCAACCATTAAGCGTAATACCACCCTCTCAAACATCAAGAGATGAAAGAGTTGCAAAATTAACTGCCGCTACAATAGACACAGAACAAACAGACTTTGATGCCCCTGCTTCATTTGTTTCTGAAGAAGACGATATGGACGAGCGTGAGCCAGTTATTAGCGCAGTAACGCCAGAGCCAACTAAATCTGAACTAGCAACAGTTAAAGAAGTCAGACCTAATGGCGTTTTTAAACGTCAGCCTGATACTATAGATTCTTTTTCTTCTATTCCAATGCTTGATCCGTTTACGCATAATGAAGTGTTTTATTCACAAGCAGAATTAAAAGGCGATCCAACATTTAGCGAAACTGTAGCAGCATCTATTGGTTATCAGTACGATCCAATTATTGAACATATTAAAAATCAAACTAGGTTTGGTTCAGAGGTTGATAAAAATTATAACTCTTTAGAAGACATGGCTGGCTATGAAGCTTATGAAGGTGATTTAATATTTGCTCAAAACAAAGAGCATATGGTCGAATTAAAAAGAGCTATTGATGAAAATGTGGCGCGTAGACAAGTTCTTGCTGACTCAAGTTTTGGTTCCCATTTTTTTGCTGGTCTTGCTGATCCTATCAACCTTGTTGCGCTTCCCTTTGGTGGTGCTGTTGTTGGTCTTGGTCGTTCTTTTGTAAGAACAGGAACATCAGTTGCTGCATTGCAAGCAGGTCAAGAAGTTGCTCGCGCACCATTTGATCCTGTAGGAAGTGATGCTGAAATAGCAATTAACATAGGCACAGCTTTTGTTGCTGGCGGCTTGTTAGGTTCAGCAATATCTGTCCCAGCCACACGCAGAGCCAAAGCTTACAAAGCAACAGAAAAAGCTGCTGGTGATAGGCAGCTTAGTTTAACACCTACAGTTGACTCAAGAAAGTTAGCACCAACTCCAGAGCGTCCGTTTTCTCAAGTATCAGATCAAGATGTACAAGCTGTAGTAAGCGAAAATCCTAGAGTAATAGTAAGAGCTAGAGAAGTAGCTGATGAAGCTGAAGCTAAATTAAATGCAGAAAAATCTAATCTTTCTGAATCTGAAATTGCTGATCTTGAAAGCGTTATAAAAAATAACAGAGATGCTGCTAATAAAGCAGAGGGTGATTATAATTCATTAAAAGCCGAGCAACAACAAAGGTTAGAGCTAGGCGAAAGAAACTTTACAAGCACAGACATGAGCTTGCCTAAAAATTTATTTACAGATAGTTGGGCTTTTAAATTTGTAACAACACCTATGAAACGTGTTTTGCAAAGCGAGAACGCCCCAGCATTAGCTAAAGAAGTAATACTAGGTATAGCTGGTGACTCAGGCATATTACTTAATTTGCATAAAAGAGGTCTTACTCTTGGCCCATCTGTTTATCAAAAGGCTGCTATGCGTGATGGTGAGTGGGTATCTGTCTATGATGATCTAAGAGGTTTGTATGGTGAAGAGTATGGCGTAGGAAAGCAAACTGTTCTTGATTACAATGTTGGTGCTGCTGCTCAAAAAGTTGCAGAGAAATTAAAAGTGCAGCCAAAAACAAAAACATTTGTTGAGTGGATGACTGATGTAAACATTAAACGCATGAAAGGTGAAGCCCCAGCTTCTAAAGCTGAAGCTACAGCCATGAGTCGCATTGATGAATACTACGCTCAGTGGGAAAAAAGATTAAAGGGCAGCGGTGTTATTGGTAGTACAGAATATTACAAAGGTCATTTGCCAAGGCTTGAAGCTGACTTGCTTTCTGTCGAAAACGCTATAGCTAAAATTGAAGCAACAGCAGGTAAAGCTGTTTCTAATTTAAAAACAAGAGAGCTTGATCTTTTAAAATTAAAAGCTAACAAATTAAAAGATCAAATAGATGATGCTAATTTTCACATAGAAAACACAAGCAAGGCTTTAAGTATGCCAGCTAATGAAGATGTGTTTAATCCTCGTTACTGGAATCAAGCTTATATCTTAGACAATAGAGACAAGCTAAAAGCTATCTTGTCTTCTTGGTATCAAGCAAATCCATATATATACAAAGCTACAATTAATTCTATAACAAAAAAACAAACTGGATGGAAACGAGTAGAGCTAGACTCTAGCATTACAGCTACAAACAAACGTGCTGATGATACTATTGATGAGATACTAGGCATTAAAGACCCAACAGATGTTAACTCTCAATATTTTGGTCACGGCAGATCAAAACATTTTAAGCATCGCGGCATAGATATTCCAAACAAACTTGTTATTGAGTTTATTGAAACTAATCCTGTTAATGTTATGAAAACATATACAGCTAAAGTTGCGCCTCAATATGAGTTTATGAACAAATTTAATAAAAGCATTGATGACTTGCTTGATGACGTAGAACTTAACATGCTTGCTGAGGGCAAGATGAGTGGGCGTGACATTAATGCTGCGTTACGAGACATACGCCATCTAAATGATAGAGTGCATGGCACAGTTATTCGTGAGCCAGATGCTTTAAACTACAAAGCAGCTATAATATTAAAAGACTTAGCCATGTTAAATTACCTTGGTTCTGCTGGATTTTCTACACTTCCAGACTTTGCTAAGATAATGATGGAACACGAAATGGGTACAGTGTGGAAATCTTTGTTTGGTGTTATGAGCGACAACAAAGTACGCATGAGTGCTGCTGAAGGGCGTATTGCTGGTGAGATTATTGACATCTTAAAAGGTGACGCTCATTTACGCTTTACTGAAAACATGAAAAACAATCCATTAAATGAAGGCTTTATGTCTAAGTTTCGTACTGGATTCTTTATGTTAAATGGTGTTGCGCCAATGACTACCATCTTTAAAAAGATGGATGCTATTGCTAGAGGGCATACATTAATTGATTATTCTATAAAATTAACTCAAGGCAAAGCAAGCCCAATGGAAGTAGCTTATTTAGCTAGATACAACATTGGTGCAAAAGAGGCTAAAGCTATAGCTGATGCTCCTTGG